ACAATGGTTTTACTAGGGAGTACGATTGTGGGTTTACCGAGTGTCGGACTCGTCATCTCCGACAGCTCTTACCTCAAGTGGGCCGCCTACGCAATGGCCGCCACTGGAGGAGTTTATTTGGTAGGCGCTTCTATTCAGAAGGTTTACGCCTCCACCTGGCTTAATGTCAGGGTTCACGAGATAAGACATCGCTCAATTTCTGACAAGATCATTAGAATTGAGGATGCTGGCCACGTCAGGACTCAGATGCAGCGGGAATTGACCCGTGTGTTTTCTGATGTGCGAGAAGGCCACTCTCATGCTAAGGCTGCAAGTGAACGGAATTCTGCCACTGAGACCATGTTGGCAGCTGTTCGTCGAATGGGGTATGAACCATATGTCATCTCACCGTCTCCTCGTGAGAAGGATGAAGATGGGTCACGTATGTTCTATGGATTGGCGGATTTGCGTCAGCGCTTCAAGAATGATCCAGTTCGTGATAAGCACATCTTTGTAATGACTGATGTTGACTATTATGTGGATATGGAAGCATTGCTGAGTTACGCAAAACCCGTCATATGTTACAGCTTCACCCCGCAGGACGTTTCTGGGAAGGTTTTGGATGGATATTTTACAATTTCTGATGATCAGGTTCACTACCGGGTCACGGGCGGGAAAGATGTCCGCCACTCCATCTGGAATTACAACCAGGACACCGTTTACACTTGCGACCCACTGCTCACGCTACGCTCGACGATCCTAAATGCGATCCAGGACGTAACTGGTTACAGTTGGCTAAGACGGAAGATTATCGATGCTAGAGGGATTTTCAAGTTTCTGTTTACAGTTACTGGAATGAACTTACCCGGTGGTTATAGATGCACATCCAGCACTATTGACCAATTTCGAATCGGGGAACATCGCAACATAATCAGCATCGTGCCGTTTGCCAACTGCAGTGACGACGTCGTCGATCATGCGAAATTCGGCGCTCGCCTTCAGCGCATGCGATACAAGCAGCAGTGTGAGAGTTTGCCCAACCAACAGGGCATCAAACCAGTTTTCAACGTACTACGCCACATTTCCAAGGACGGTCCTTTNCTGTCCCTTGGCCTGGAGGGCCAATTGGCGTCACTCACGGCACCCCTAGCCGACGTTGAAAGTCTTATCGTTGCACATATCCAAACGAAGTCCGCGAACTTGTCCGATACAGTTCGGCGCAGCAAGCTAAGTGACATGCAAGCAGCATTGCTTCATTATTACATCTCTAGTTCGGTATCAACAGCAGCCGATGAAGTCCATAAACCAGGACAACTAGCACGTCACTATCAATCAGTAGTCGTCGTTGATGAGGTCTCAACCCTTGAACAGGGCCGTGAGTATGCGATCGAGTATGCTCCGGGCCCATTGACGCAGACTGCTGTATTCCCAACAGAAAGCTTGGCGAACGAACGGGCGACCATTCGCGGACGTCTCGATGAACCACAACGCGCAGCGAAGAAGCGCGAGAAGACCACACCCAAACATTACCGCTGGGCTGCGGATTTTGTTGCCACGATGGTCGG